CTGCGACCCGCCCGGCATGGCGATAAAGCGCGTAAGACCCGCTTCGCGCATTTCTGGCCGCCACTGCTGGCCTGCCGCAACTGGCCCCAGACGTGCCACGTCTGCTCGCCACGCATCCGCGCGATCACCGAGACCGTATCTCGCCATCCCATCCGCGATGATCCGCGCCTGCGTGGGCGGGGACCGATACGCTGACGTGATTTGCAACGGGATGCCAGCGGCGTGCGCTGCCTGCGTTAGCCCGTAGACACCCGTCGCGAAATTTGGGTCCAGCCTCGTAAAGCTGTCCGACCGCGCCTGCGCTCCGCCTACTGCGTATGGAGAAAAGTCTAAGTCCATTAGAAGCCAGAGGCTCCCATAGCAGCCGCTGACAGATACTCAAACAAGCCCGGCTGATACGACTCGGTCGTGGTGCCGTAGCCGCCGGGGATAGCCCCTGCGCCGCCAGAAAGCGCGCTAAGTTGCTGGTATGGGTTACCCTGTTCGCGCATAAACTCTTGGAACAACGCGTCAAGATTCGCGGCGTTAAGGGCTGTCTCAGTCGAACCAACGCCCACGAGGCCCGCAGCACCCGCGCCTAGAGCGCCCTGCTGCATCGCAAGCTGCTGCATAGTCTGCGCGTTCGCCTGACCGTATGCCTGCGCGTTAAGATCGGCCAAAGTCTTGGCCATGCCGATATCGCGGCCCGCTTCTCGCTCTCCCTCAAACACCGCACGGCGGCTGCCACCAAATGCGCCAGACCCTATGACGCCCGCCTCGTCGCCAACACGCTCTTGAGCGTAGCGACGCTCCATCGCGGCCATTGTTGGGTCGATCACGTTTGTCGTAAAACCCGCGAGGTTTTGCTGCGTAAGCGCCTGATAGTCGGCGGGCGTCATGTTGCCCATGCCTGCAATGTCGCCATAAAGGCCGCCTGCTTGCGTGGTGTAGCCGCTCATATCAGGCGTTAGCTGCCCTGTGTACGCTTGGAAGGGCGTTTCAGAAATGCCCGTGGCGAACGGGATAACTACGTTTTCCAGATAGTCTTGCTGGAACTGCGGCATTGTCTGCTCAGTTGTTGTTTTGCTGCTACCCATTATGTCAAATCCATTTCATAGGCCACATGCTTAGGCCGAAAGTTGTGTTTCTTTGCTAGGCGCATCCAGCCTAGCCGCGCTTTTGTCTCAATAGCGTCATATCCAGCCGCACGGCCAACTCGCGCCAATTCATGTAAAGCCTTTTCCGCCCATATATCAGCGTGCTTGCCGCCTAACAACTCGATCAGCAGCGTCTTGCGGCGCGGCTGTTTGTCTTCTGTTGTTGTCATCGCCGCCATAAACTCACCGTCTACCTGTATCATCCACAGTATTGCTCTACCGTCGTCAAGCGCTTCCCGTACATTCTCAAGCCCGTACTCATGTGAGTAGCGCCGTTGCGCTAACTCAATAAGCGGTCCTGCAACGTCCCAGTAATCCGCAATTTCGGCTTTTGGCACATACACTAAGCGGATATTAACAGTTTCCTCAGTCATTGTCACCCATGAAGCCTTGTTATCAGTATTGTAGACGCAGGCGCTGCGGGAGCAAAGGCAGTCGCCGCCGAGGCGTCCAGAGTGCCGCTGGTGCTGTCCACGGCCCACATGGCCTCTAGGTAGTCGCCCGCCGCCACGTCGAAAATGCTAGATCGGCTGACGACCAGCGTTGCGCCGTTCTGGTGCAGAGCGTTCTTCATGGACGCGCCCGCAATGTCTGCGCCGTTAATGCGCGGCCAGAACCAAAAATTGACCGTACTGGCAGATGATGAGCTGATCTGCACTGAAAACGACACCATGTACTGCCCAGCTTCCCCAAACACCAGTCTAGACGCAGGGGTTCCGTTGGTTATGCCGTCGGCGGTCTGCGCAGTGTACGTTAAAGCGTACGCAGTGTTGGTGGACGCCGCTGTCTGGTCCGTCAGGACGTGCCCAGCGTACTGCCCATCCGAGAGGACGATCTGACGGAACTCGCCGTTCTTGGACACGACTGGGTATCCGTTGACGTTATCCCACAGCAGGATACCATTCGTGGCGGCTGTTTCGTTGCCCGTCTTGAACTGCAACGTCGGGATTGCGCGGGACAAGTATGCGCCGAGCTGCCGTGCCCAAACCTTCCAATCAGTGCCCTGCGGAGGTGGCGCAACAGACGTCATCGCTTACCACCCGGCTTGGCCTCAAAGCGAAACCTCCCGACACGCCAAGCCGAAGGCGTGTTGCCCGTGACCTTCATTCGCAACTGACGGCCCTGCAAGCGCACGCTGGTGGGCTGCGTCATGGTGTATGGGCCGTGCGACGTCTCAGTGGACGTGGGATAGAGGCGCGTCTTAAACGTCGTCGTGACGTCGCCCAGATTAAGCTCGTCTGGGATCAGGCTGGTCACAACGGCCAAGTTCTCGCCCGTGCCGATCTTAAATGGCCCGCTCTCGGCGTAGACCTCGTTGCCGTCGTAGTTGAAGCCCGTTTCGTGGTTGTAGATTGACCCGTCTGGATCGCCCCACACCGGCGTCTTGAATACCCCGCGATCAAAGCCCGAAGTGCGCGCAAGAGCGCCCATTGACCAGTGACCCTCTTTGTAATCAAACACCACGTAGCGGTCGATCTCCAAACTGTTAGCGGAAGGGTAGTAGAACCACACCTCGCCATTCGGCCCGTTGGACACGGCCCAGCACTTGCTAATCTGCGCGGGGTTTAGATCGCTGAAAACTTTGTCATGCACGTCGCACTGGATTTCACGCACAGACGAGCCGTCGTATGTGAAAAAGCCTGCGCTGGACATCCAAAATACGCCCGCAGGCGTGTCCACAACGGCCTTGCGCGCGATCAGCCCACAGGCCGACGACACGCGCTCGAACTGATGTATAAACGGCGGTCCCACATATGTGGATCGGTGGGCGTCTTGGTCCGTCAGGATCAGCGTCTGGCCTGCTGTGCGGATGCCCGCCATGATCTGGCCGCCCGTTTGCAGGTCAATGTCCCCCGCTTGGTTTGTGCTGGCCGCAGCCCACAAGGTATTGTCCTCGAAGTCGCACCAGGCGATCCGGCGGGGGTTTCCCGATGCACCGAGCGCAAAGATAAAGCGATCTTCTGTCACGACGAGGCCAAGGCAGTCGGTGGGCGCGTTGGCGATCACCGCCGCGTCGCTGCCCGTGCCAAGCTGCCATTCCCAGAGCTTCCCGTCAGCGGGGTTGCAGGCCACAAGGTATTGCCCCCAGTTGTCCAGTGACCATGTCGTCGCTTCAGAATACTGGCCAGTCGCTTGAATTTCCTGCCCGTAGAAGCCTAGACCGTAGAAGCCGCCGCCGTAGCCCGTGTTGACCGTGCCGTCCTCTGTTCCCGCCGTCAGCGTGCCCGGCGTAATGTCGTAGGTCGTGCCGCCGCCTGTCGTGGCGTACAACTTATTGTACGTGCCCGCCGCGATCCAGCGCGTGCCGTTGTTTGACTCCCAGCCCAGCATACCGCGCGGGGCTGCGTTGTAGGGCGCAGAGCCAATGCGGTCTACCCAGCCGCCCACGGGGCGCAGACTGCCGTCGCGCCAGCGCACAAGGCTGCCGTCACGCCAGCGGCCCTCACTCTCAAGGTCTGTTCCGTGGAAGCGGAAGCCGGGGGGCGGTGCGATCTGAACGAGTGGCATGGTCTACGTTACCTCCGAAGTCGAACGAGCATTAAACTGTTCCATAAATGGTTCCGTTATTAGTAAGCGTCAGGGTTGTACCTGCTTCTTTTGCAATAGCTGCACCGCCAGAACCGCCAGTGTTACTGCCACTACTTCCCCCCGCAGCTCCCCAGCCACCGCCGCCAGCGCCCGCACCCGCACCCGGAGCGTTTCCGCCAACTGCTCCCGCTGAACCACCTAAGCCGCCTTCGTAATCCCTACTGCCTGTCGATGTCGTACCGCCCACACCGGGGAGAATACGTCCGCCACCGCCGCCCGGGCCGCTGTCTGGATCATTGAATACCCCAGAACCATTGTCGTGCCCACCGCCTGAGCCGCCAGAGCCGCCGCCTTTACCACCGCCTGCGGCACTGTCGTTGGCCGCATTTGTGCCCGAAACACCTATAGCACCACCAACACCTACCGCTGCGCCGCCTCGGTAGCTGGTGCCGCCGTCAGCACCCCCTGCGCCACCGCCGCCACCGCCGCCGATATTGCTACCTCCGGCACCGCCACCGCCACCGCCGGCGATAAAGGCGCTGGCGTTGTTAGTAACGTCTACGGGGACCGTTGCCGTGATCTGTAGGGCAGGGCCGCCATTTTCTTTATTGTTGCTGCTGAAGTTGCCGCCCTTGCCGCCCTTGCCTATAATGTAACCGCTGTTCAGCAGGGTAACACCAGCAGGGAATGCGCCAGATATTACAAGCCCGCCAGTAGTAATACTGTTAGACCATAAGTAGACGCCTGAGTTTACAAAGACTTTAAGCTGGTCGCTACCGTTCCAGCCCGCTGAAATGGCCAAGGCTCTAAGGTCTGCTTCTTGCGTGCTGCTGGCAAAAGTAAACTCATATGGGGGCGCAGTAGGCTTAATGAATGGCATCAGAGACATTACTGGAGCGCCTCTACGGAAGCCGAAGTAAAACCACCAACCTTGGTGATGTAGATAAAGAAGTCGTCGCCGTCTGTGGTTGTAAGCAGGGAAGTGCCCACGGTTTTACTGAAGCCCGAAAATGTAACAGCGCCAGCGGAGGCGTCGTTAGTTATTTGAATAATCAACGTGTAACTGCCAGTCGCGGTGGGCGCGGCCAAGGTAAACGCGCCGCCGTTGACTGCCGTCTTGAAGTTGCCGCCCGCTGGGGTCGGGGTGTACGTGCCTGACGCTTGTGTACCGTCGCTAGTCGGCGTAGCAGTGTAACCGGCTGTTAAGTTGTCGTCAGTGTCGGCCTTCAAGATTTCGGCGTCTACGGCTTCTTTCCCGTCAAGCTGCGTTTGAATAGCGCTGGTCACACCGGCAACGTAGTTCAACTCGGCGGTGGATGCCGTGAGGCCGTCCAGCACAGCCAGCTCGGCGCTGTCCAGCGAACCGAGGAACGTGGACAGGTTCGACCAGTTCGTGTTTAGCGTGGTGCCCCATGTGTCGGAGCTTCCGCCGACTGTAGGGGCTGTGTATGTAAAGGCCGCCATTTTATTTCTCCGTCCATGTCGTTGCGGGGTCTACCGCTGGTGTCCAAGTGCCTGACGCGATGACCGCAGGCACCCAATTTTCAGGTGTTGCGCTCAGTGGCGTCCAAGTCTCGCCTTTCGCCGCTATTTCGGTCCAAACCTCCGCTGTCGGCGCGTCTGGTTCCCATTTTAGTCGGGCGCTTGCGGCCATTATAGCAGATACTGACGTAAACGCGATAGCCTTCAAGCGCCGCTGTGGCGTGGGGGTCATTATAAGGCTGGCAGCGGTCTGCGCGCTCGCGTTGCTGATGATTGCCGTGTCGGCTGTTATGGACAGCGCACACGCCGCTGTGGCGTCAACCTGCCGCTTACGGATAACGTCCGCAGAGACAGTGGCCGCACACGCTGCGGTGGCGGGCACCTCGCGCACACGCTCAACGCTGGCCGCTACTGTTGCTGCCGCCGCTGCGGACGCTTCTGCGCTTACTAAAAGGGCCGCCGAGGCTGCTGTGGTCAGAGTGGCGTTTACCTGCGCCGCCACGATCTTGGCGTCACCCTCAGCGTAGCCCTCTAGCCAGTATTCTGGGACGACGTAATACGGGAGGCTCACTGGTCGCACCCGGCGTCTAAGGCCGCGATCAGCGCAGCGCCCGTCTGGACGCTCACGTCGCCACCGTCAGCAAGCAGCGCCTCTGCATGTGTATCACGCAGCGACACAGTGCCGTCACAGATCGCGTTCGGACTGCTGACGGGCGCGCAACCAAGCGCGGGAAGCATCACTGTCGCTGCCACTGTCCACGGTGTCCATCCGCTTACGGGTTTCAACGTACTCATTCAATTCCCTCTCATGTTCTGCTTCTGCCTCGTCTGATTTTCCTCGAAAGTAAGCCGCGCCAAGCGCGACAACGATAGCTCCAGCGGCGTACAACCAAATCTTAAACCGCCCTATTAACGCCAGCCCGAAGCCCATGCGCGTAACCTTTCCTTCAGTATAAACATTGCCATCGCTCCGAATGCGAAGCAGCCAACCAGCACAATAATCTGCGCTGTGCCATCGAGAGATTGCAGTGCAGCGATAGCGCCACCCGCAGCAGACACACCTTGGACTACAGTGGTCTGCACTGTGCGGCTGTGTGCAGGGTGTGCGCGCTGGCCCGATGCGACCATAGGCGCTTGCACAACGGCAGGGGCTTTCGCTAACCAGTCACGCACAACAAATGTCGGGCATGCTTTGTTAGCCACTTCATTGTGACCAATGGTCTTAACGATTGGATGCTCTGCCTTGAGGCGATCCATTAGTTCACGCAGTGCGCGATCCTGATCTTCAGTGAAGTTGTCCTCGAAGTGGTCAGACACGTTGCCGCCATGCCCACCAAACAGAGAGATACCAACGGAACCTGTGTTGTGGCCCTTAGCGTGTGCGCCTGTGCGCTCCAGTGGGCGGCCCTCGACCAGTGTTCCATCGCGATCAATAAGATAGTGATAGCCAATGTCTGACCAGCCTCGATCCTCTACGTGCCAGCGACGTACCTCATCTACCTTTTGCTGCGACGTCTTACCTTCCCACCAGTTGGGTCGGGTTGCAGTGCAATGAATAATAATGGTGTCGATGTTTCTCATTTTCTCAGCGCCTCTTCGATGCCATCTAACTTTGTGAACACCGCCTTGAAACTTTCTTGGAGTTGCTTGAACTCTCGGTCATGTGCTTCTTTGTTCGCCGCCGCTGTTGCTTTCAGCACCTCGATGTCGGTGTGGTGTGCCTGTAATTTGCTGTGCAGCATGTAAACAAACGCGACCACTGGCACGACGATGTACTTTAAGAAGAGGTCAAGTGTTTCCATGCTCAACTTCCTACGGCTTTACAGGCCAAGTTACTGTGTGAGGAAAGCCGTCCTGTTGTGGTACATCTAAGAGAGCCTGACGGTATGTTGACCACGCAGCTTGCTCAGTAGAGTCTAGTTCAGCCCAACGAAGGGCGTTACCTGCAACAGCATCTACTTCTAGGAGAAGGGCATCCCGATCAGCACGAACCTCTGCCGCAAGTGCTGCATCCAGTTCTTCCTGCGTAGGTGGAACGTAGGCTGCGAAGTCTGTACCAATCAGAGCCATCACTTCATCGTTGTTGATAGTCATGTCAGTGTCCGCAGGGTCTACGGTGTAAGGTATCCAGCCGTAGTCTGGGTGGTTAATCTCTACGTCCATACGCAAGTTGTCAGACTGCAAAGACGCCGCATTGCGGACTTCTGTGATTGTAATAGTCATTATGAAATCCTCACTGCTAAGCCCATTCGGCTTTTGTAGTAATTTTGAGTATTTATTGACATCCAACGCCACGTACCCGAAAACGAGTAAGCCTCAGACATACCGCTGGGTGAAAAGGTAGCCCCTGCAGTAGTACCTGAAGTGTAGAACGCGATACCAAACAAGTTCGAACCTGCAACGGTGCTACCCAAGTCGTGAGTGGTGCTGCCGCTTCTAGCAACAAGGGCATACGTTCCAACAGCATTAGCAGAGGTACTCCCCCCAACGCCTGTCAGAGCAGAGCCGTCACCAGCAAAGGCTGTGGCTGTGACTGTGCCGTTTACATCAAGGGTTGTGGCAGGGCTGAATGTGCCAATACCTACATTACCACTCTCAGCAATACGAAACTTCTCGTTACCTCCCGCCTGAACGAAAAAATCGTTGCCCTTAGCACCGATAGTCACATTAAGTGTTTGATCGCTATCGACAAATTTTATCCGACAGTCGCCGTCAGTGCTTTCAAACGTAGCAGCATTATTCGTAGCACCACTGTTAACGTGAAGTGGGGAGCTAGGCGAAGTCGTACCGATCCCAACATTACCGGCCGTATCAATCCGCATACGTTCAAAATCAGTGCCGCCCTTAGCCTCTGTAAACTTTAGGCCAGTGACGCCGCCAGAGTTGATTGCTCCAATACGATAACCATAGTTGCCAAAACCACTGTTTACTGAACTGCTGTACACTCCGTCCGTAGCCAAAAGAATTGCTGAGTCCTCTGGCCCTGCGTCACCGTCGTTGTCTCTATCGCCATTGACAACAAGAAGCGCCTGATCGCCACCACCGATCACAGCACGGATAGTAGTGTTGGTTCCTCCGATTACGTCCAGACCACCAAACGTAGGGCTGTCATTAGGCTGCACTGAACTGTCGGCAAGAGTGCCTTGGGCCGCTGTTGCTACACCTGACGGTGTAACTTTAGATGATAAAGTTGCCATTAGTTTTGCCCTTCTGGTGGTTTCTTTGTCATACCTTAAACCATCCCGATATACGAATATCTGCCTCATCAATCTGTGAAACATTTGCGATTGTGTTGACGGCGCTGTCTTGGATTTCTCTCAAGGTAATGTTTCCGTCTGTACCTATCTCAGCAACTACATTGAAGTCGCCTGTTGCTAGCTCAAAGTCCGAAACAACAGGAGTGCCAAAGACTGCACTTTCAGTGGGAGTGAAACCATGTCCCCGAATGTAGAAGTTACTTCCAGAAGTCATCCCAGTAATATCTACATTGGAAAAGGACATGTTGATCCAGACCATGTTACCGATCTTAGAATACTGAGCAGTGTCTGTTGTTGAGCTTGCGTTACCACCAGATGCAGCATCATAAATATAAGCTGTCCACGTTCCAGTAACAGGAGTAAACTCCAGTTGGTTAGACGTGTTAATGCTTGCACCTTCGGTGAAGGTATCCGTTGCACCGTTGTAATGACCAAGACGAAGAGTCTCACCATCAGGTGCNGCTAGGTCATTAGNACCTTGAGAAATAAATGCTGGCTTATTTCCGTCGCCGTAGGCTGTCACAGAAACCTTAGCACCTAAAACCCAGATACGGTTGACACGACTGCCAGAATCACCAGAGGCAATCGAGCAAGCAAGCATTGGCTGACCGCCATGCCAAATCCAACCAGCACCCTCTAGTTCGTATGCGGTACCAGCACCGTCACCTTGAGCTTCTGCCTCACCTACAGTAAAGTCATCAATCTCTTCAACGAACTGACCTTTTACTGTGTAGACAAGCACCTTCAGTGTGTTGCCTGTAGTAATGTTACCCGTAAAGATATAAACATAAGCGCCATCACAGGCCATGCTTTGTAGTGGGTAGTCCCCAGTGTCTAAGTCAAACGTCCAAGAATAAACTTGCTGCGTTGAGTAATCACCAGCACCGCCGTTCATCAGGGTTGCTGTTTTAAATACTTTAACACGGTTAGTGTCTGAACCGCTGTACTCAGTAACGAGGTAACGGCCATCCAAAGAGATACAAGTTGAAGCACTTCCGTCTTCAGTACCTGTAGTCTCAGCATCTGTAAAGACTTGGAACTGTTGTACGTTAGAAACGGTAAGATCAGTTCCTGCACCATCAGCAATCTGGAACCGTTTAATGTAACGAGCCTGATTTGTTACAGCCTCATTCTCACCTGTCCAAAACCAACGAGCACCCGACTTGTCCCAAGAAATATCTAACTCTTGATGGCCTAGTGTTGTCAGTGGTGTGGAGGTGTAACGATAGCTTGTCTGTGTTCTTCTACCATCTGCTTCAAACTTGTTTATAACAGCTTTTTCTTGAACAGGGGGGTTAGAAGTAGCGTCTGTTACATGAAGTGTAAACAGTTCATTGGTGTAGGGATCAGAAGCAAAGCCTTGGATTACCTTTGCAGAACCCTCGCCTTGCTTAGATAAGTTGAACCGTTGCAGCGCAGCTTGTGGAGCATTGATAACAGAAAGAGAATGATGAGCTTTAGGACTAGCAGGAACACTACCACTGTTAGCACCAATCTGCGCATAAATCTGCCATGTCGTACCATCGTAGGTGAACTGAACAGCCACCCCACCAATGTCCATCGTCATGTCAGCAGCATCGCCCTCAATCGTAGAACCATTGCGGCCCACTGTAAGGTTTGTAGTCGCCCAATCAGCACCGTCAGTAATGACGACTGTATCACCTGTAGTTGGTGAGGCTGGCAGCGTTACAGTAAATGCACCGCCAGAGGTATCAGCAATGACACCCTCGTTAGCTGCCATCGTGACGTTAGCTGTGTGACGTGTGTAAGCAATACCACCAGAAATGCCCGTAAGAGCAGCGCCATCCCCAGCGAAGGCTGTAGCTGTTACAGTGCCGTTTGCTGTAAAGTTACCAGCCACCTTAACACCAACAGTCTTGATATTCAGACCAGAACCCGTTGGTTCAGAGGACTGCCAAGCAGCGTTCTGATTGTAGGCGATTGTAAACCCACTGTCTTCTACGTGAGCAGACATTTCGTAGGCAGAAATTTGACAGTTATTGTCATTCTTCTTTACCCAAAGCTCAATGTCAGACGAGCCGCCGTTGTCGATAAGTTTGAAGGAATCATCAGAGAACGGGGTAACGTGAGGCTTGGACATAAGCTCCACGTTGAGAGTGTGGCTGTCGCCCCCAGAAGCATTGTTGGTTCTGACGTTGACAGCTACGATTGCTGGCATACCTGCGCCTAGTTCTTCTGGCATAAAATGGTAGATAAAAGTGCCGTCGTCATAATCGCCAGTTATGGAATATGTCGCCACCTTNGCCCAGTAGTTTGCGCTTGAACCGCTGCCCTGAGAGCTTTCCCACACTTTNCTTGCAATATTTGTTAGCCCAGAGCCGTCGCCAGACGTCTCCAGCTTGTCCGTATTCAAGTTGTCGAAGTTGGCATCAACCTCGTCGTGCGTCAGCGGAGAACCCTTGCCCGCGCGTGTAACAATCGTCGCCATGTGCCGCCTCCTTAGTCGAGTGTGATGTCAACGTCGCCGGTGGGGAAGCGCAGGACGTCGCCCGTGTCGATGGCCTTAGCCGTCGTCAGGGCCGCGTAGGCGATCTGTGCGCCGCCGGAGGAAGCGTCAAACACCGCAACGTGGCTGATGGTGCCCCACGACCCCGTGGCAACGTCAAACTCAACAGCGCCGCTGTTCGTGGCTGTATCGCCCGTCACAGTGAAGGTCACAGCCTTGCGGGTGTACCCGTTGCCGCTGATCTCCGTGCCGCCGCCCTCGCCGGGGTTGGACGTGAACAGGCCCAGATACCAGTTAGTTGGCCGCGTGACGCTGTCCGCGTTGAACGCAAACTTCAAGACGATTGTCTCGTAGGTGTTAGAGAAAGACATTTAGTAGCTCCTAATTTTCATGCGCTGGCCTGAGCCGCCGTGTTTCGCCTTGTCGCTGTCTGCGTTCAAACTTGTGATCGCGTTCTCGTACAGTGAGCCCCAGACGCCAATACGGGCGTCATCGCTCAAGTACGGCGCCGCCTGTAACAGCGACCCATACAAATACGCGTCAGGCGCATACGTCAGCAGCCAGTTTGTCGTGGCCGAGTCGGTCAGCGCAGGTACAGTCCCGCGGTAAAGCATCGTGACGTCAAACGTGCCCGAGGGCGTCGGGTACAGCTCCAGAGACCCCGCCGAGATAGAATAATACTTAGGGACGCCCACAACGTCAGCACTGCGCGTCCGTTCGTCCAACATCGTGCTGTACGACATAGGCTCAAGCTCAGCGGGTCCGTTAGTGGTCGATACGCTCAAGCGAATAGGGCTGAGCCAGTCCGCGGGCAGGTCCGAATAGCGCGCGTCAATCTCAGCGTCGCTGCGCGTCTCCTGACGCCAGTGCGAAAGACCGCGGTTCATCTGCGCTTCAGCAAGCGAAATGAACGTCGGAATAACGGCCGTCAGGTCGTCGCGCAGCAGCCAATCGGCAAGCGAAGCCTTTAACTCTGCGTATGTTGTAATAGCCATCTAGCTCACCACTTCTCTTTGTTGGTCCATTAAGTGCCGTCCCCTTGCGCTGGCTGGCTGCCTGCCGCGACGCCTAATAGGCCGAGGCCGCCGACCCCTGCGCTCAGGTTGCGCAAGTGCGCGAATGCTGGGTCAAAGCGGGCGAAGCGGGAGCGGACTAAGTTGGGGTGCAACCGCACATCTACGTTCGACGGGACAGACAGCTCTTGTAAATATTGCTTGTGCAACGCGTCCGCTTGCTCGGCTGAGTAGCCTACATTTGAAAATGGGCGGTCGCTAAATCCGGGGCCAATATCAAAAATATCTTTGAACTGCACGCCGCTGCGCCCCGCGATACTCGCCGCTCTTTCAATTTCACGGGTCGAAGCCATGCCGGGGGGTGTACGGGTAGAGCTGAAGTTAACATCGTCGTAAATAGACGGCGCATCAGCGTATACGTTGTCGTCTTGAAACGTATTCCAGTATCGTCCGCGCCCTTCAAGAACCTCGTCTCCCTGCGTACTACCTAGACGGAGAGGGTACACTTGAGCATCCGTTATACCTCTTGCATACGTGCCCGCCAGTGTAGGGTTGTCAGAGCTGTATACGCTGCCTTGGAAAGTGTCGATGTCAGCGTTAGTGCCGTGAAAGCCGGGCCTTGGAAACATCTCATCTGCACGCGCGGCTCTGCTTGCTTCATCCATTGGCAGCGGCGTGTTTGCAAACATATACTGCGGGTCAGCCGCAGTCATCATTTCCTCTGTCACCTCGTCAGCGCGACCCGCTGCGCGCAAGTCTAAGATGTCACGCGCCATAGCCTCAGAGGCGCTGCGTGGCGCAAATGACGCGCCCATAAACGCTTCCTGCGCAGCCTGTGCGCCAGTCAAGCCAGCGCGGCCTGCGACTGCTACAGGCGCAACCACGCCCGCCACTTCAGACAACATCTCACCTGCGTCTCCGACGCGCTGCATTGGGGTGCGACCGGGGGCCGTCATGCGCTCCGAAGCTTGCATTGAGCGACTAACGCCCTCGACGGGGTTCATGCTGGCAAGCAGCCCCAGCCGACTACGAAGCTCAGGCGGGACGTAGTAGCCTAAATCGCGGCCAAAATCATCAAGAGCGGCGCGTCGTTGCTGACCAGCCTCGTCAGAAAAGAAATCCAGAATGCCCACTACTTGTATCTCTTTGCCATACACGCTCCCGCGCGCTTACACGCGGCTGGTGTGGGGCATCCCTTGCAGGGTTTAAAGCCGCCTTTTGAATACTGTGTCATTGCCATTGCGAGGTCTCCTTATCGTGGGACAAAACTGCTATTGGCTAGCAAAGCCGGCGAGATAATCTTCGTATGCGCCCCGCACGAAATCCGGCGTCCAACCTTGGTCGCGCATATAGGCGATGTCCCTGTCGCTGCCTAAATACTCGCGGAACGTCCCTGCACCTTCGGGCACAACATCGCCAGAATATCTACGACGGAACTCTTCGGTAGCCTCGCCAACTCCCCTATTCGCCAAAAGTGATAGGACGTAAGGAGAGGCGGTCGCATAATTTATCGGGGCACCACGCCCCTGCGCAGGCGCAGGCATCCCCATAGGCGCAGCAGGCTGCGTAGGCGGTGTGTAGGCAGCCGCTGCGGGCGATGTCGGCATTGGTGGGCGCATCTGGGGGCGAACCGAGCCAAGGCGCTCCTGATAGCCCATAGGGCGCACTCCACCTGAGTTTAGGAGTGCCCCGAGCAAACCGCCATACATGCCGCCTTGGAACGTGGGGCCAGACTGGCCGAAGCCGCCTCCGTCAAACATGTCGCGCGCAAAACCGCCAAGACCTGTCCGCATGTCTGGCTCGCCGCGATCACGTGAGCCAGAGGGGCGCGCAACAGCGTTAGCAGCCGCTGACAGGATGCCGCCGCCCTCAAAGCTCGGGCCAGACTGGCCTTTGCCGCCGCCGTCAAACATATCCATAAAGCTCGTGTAGCTGTCAGCCATCAGGCCACTCCTTTTAAATTCCGACGCAACGGCGCGCCCCAACTGGGCGATCTGCCGCCCATCGCAGTGACCGCATCAGCCGCAAGCGTCAGACACACCGCGTCGGCAAGGTCAGGGGAAGCTAAGCCGCGTTTCCGCATGTCATCCTTGCTCTCCGCCTTCATCTTGCCGCTACTCAGGAAACTATACCTGATTGACGTCAATTCCGCAATAAGCTGGTCGTTTTTAGGCAGCCGCGACGTGCGCTGCTCCAACCACCCCCGCATCTTGAACCACAACTCAGCCCGAAGGTTAGAGTACGTGTCCCCCATACTAGGGGCCTCGCCCACGTTCACGCCGCGCACAGGCAGCCCTAGCTCGCGCAGACGGTCCACAACACCGCCACCCATGCCGATCACGTCCACAAGTATCTCTCTAGGCCGCTGGGACGGCGACAACCCGTCATACTCCGCCTTAACACGGCCCACAGTCTGCATTAGGTCAAGCCCCTGCCAACTGCTTATGTCCGTGATAACCGCCCCCTGACGGCGCGCCAGTGCAGTCTTGTCTGAACCAAACCGCGCTACGTCAAGCCCCCAGACAACGGCGGTGTCCTCCGCCACCTGGATGTCTCGGTGCATAGCGCTCTCAACCAGATGGAACGGGATGATCGTGTCGTCGTCAGCCAGCGGGAACTCACCCAAGACACGAATACGGAAGGCGTTACTGTCCTCGCCATACCGCAGACGCATCTCGTCCACAAACTCATCCGAGACAAGCGGACTATCAACACACGACCAACGCCGCGTCCACCACGAACCCGACAGCCGCGTCTGGCTCTCGAAGAACGTCCCACTGGAGCGCGTAGGGTTGCTCAGCATGATCGTAACAGCACTATGGCCCGACATAGACCCCGCAGCCGCCTCGAACACCGCCTCAGGCACACCAGACGCCTCGTCAACCACCAGCATAACATTATCCGAGTGAACACCCGCCAGCGCCTCGGGCGTCTCCGCGCGGCTCGTACGTGCCGATATAAACGCCTCGCTCGGGGCCGCGGCCAACTCAACACGGTCGTTCTTCACGATCAACATCACCTTGAGCGGGTCAGGCAGCTCGTTAATCCACCGCTTCAACTCCGCAAACAACGCGTCAAACAACTGGCCGCTCGTAGGGGCCGTCACAACAACCTTGTTCGGGAACCTCAGCATCACAAACCACAGCATAGCCCAACTGGCCGCCGTGGACTTACCCGTACCGTGCCCACTGCGCACACTCATCTTGCGCTCGCCATCCGCCAGCGCCTCCAGAAACTCCGCCTGATACGGCAGAGGCTCCGCGCCCAAGATGTCCCGCACAAATCCAACAGGGTTACCGTGATACTCCCGGACAAACTCCTCTAGGGGGTTATGCTCACTCATCTGTCACATCCTGATGGTCAATCGTGCGCATCCTGTCCTCCTCATGCAGCGCGGCAACCTCACGGGTCACCTTCTTCAACGCATCAAGGTGCATATCACCCAGCGAAATAGTTACGTTACTCTGAGGCCGCGTACCGTACCGGTTCTGGTTAAAACTACCCGCCATAAACTTGCGGTAGTTCACCTTCTCCCGCGTAGCAGAAATCTCGTTTGCCGTGCTGCCCCCATCCAGCGCGTCAACCATATCAAGCCCCTGCTCGACCAGCGCATCAGCCGCCTCAACACGCGCACGCTCCATAGCGTCCTTGTACTCAGGCACGCTGTTAATCGCACGGCTGACATACGCCCGCGTACACCCATACCCCTCCGCAATCTTAGCCACCGTCACACCGCTCGCGATCTGGTCATACAGATAATCAACGCCGCCGTTGTCTGAGATTTCCAGTAAAATTTTTTTCTTGAGGGCTTTGCCAGCCATAATCGGCCTCCAGATATTTTTCAAAATTTTATGCGGGACACCCTTAAAAAGCAAGGGCCGCGGGGAAACACGCGGTCGTGTGCGTGAGATTGTAGGACTAGAAACTGCCCCCGCCGATCGCGACCGTGGGGGGGTCTCGAGCAGATCGCCAGCAACTTGCCTATAATCGATATTATGTCAAATTGGTTTCCCTTTGTTATCAAGGGGTTAGCTAAATTGCCCTTGTCGATAGGTCCAGTTTGCCCTGTTTTCCGACGAATTGGTGCGCGTCGATAGGTCCAGTTTGTTTGGTCTTGCGCTGCCCGCCGGGATCTGGCACGCGCACGCGCGTCCGTGGCGACGTGTCTTTACAAACACGATTAGTGGTTGACTAGCAGGACCACTGACCCTATATGTATGTGTATAGGGCAATGAAGCCCGCCACACTAGGAGACAGACCAATGCCATTAGATCAAACACTCGCCTTATATCGCGTGATCCACGCCGCCCTTGATACTGAATGCGCTGACGAGAGTGCAACTATTCTATCGCAAGCCATGCGCGACCTTGCGCTGCACTATAAACGAAAGACCGGCGTCGCCATTGGCGTAGCCCTCGGCTGGGCCGCCTAATGCACAACCGGCGACTCGTCGTCCAATAGCTCCCGAAGCACCGCTACCAAGGCCGCTGCACAATCGCTTTCGCTATATTCGAACGGCGCTTCTGCCAACGCTTCCAGTATAGTGTCGATCAGCGCATCCACGCGTTCGTCGTCTGTGTCTGAAATAAAAAAGTCCACGGCTGTTACACCGTGGACCAGTTGGCAGGAGAGGTAAATAACCACATGCCTCGCACCTTAGACGTCCGCCAGCTCCCCCGCAAGGGCCATGTAAGCCGCTGAGTCCGTGTAGCTGTCGCGCGATGCCTGCCCGTCGCCCGCGATCCTTGCGATCTTGAGCCACGCCATGCACAGGCTGACCTGCTCGGCGGTCACGTCTACGTCGCCTAAGATGACGGACCAGCCCGCCGCAATGCGAGCGAAATTGGCCTCTGGCGGTCCGTATTCCTGCGCCCGCGAGTTGTTAATCAGGTCCGCGGCTTCCATCAAAATCGCTGTCCGTTTGTTGTCGTATGTCATAGTGACCCCACTTTTTGCCGTGTCTAAAAAGGTTTTCTGTAAGCCGTCTCTTTTCTTACCTAATCCATATCAACTCCATATTTGTATATAAATGTTTTTACTTAAAAAAAGTAGGGTCACTATAAAAAGAAGGGTCACAGTCATTTTTACCAATGAAATCAACAAAAAAGTGACCCCGCTTTTTTTGGCGTGACCCCACTTAATCGGGGTCACTCGCCTTAAAAGTGTCGTCCGAGCAGACAATTCGCGCGCCCCAGCCCTTCGCGCGCCTCGCGGGTCGCCCCTGCGCACGGCGGACAGTGTCCACAGGCTGCACCCCGAGCCCAAAAAGACGGGTCAGCAGCTTGTTACGCCCGAGCGGGAAACGATAGCCGTTGGCCGAGCAAAACTCCTGATACGCGGCCAGCACGGCGGCGCTGCTCGACACCCCGTCCATCAGGTCGTCGTANCCCAGTTCTTCGACGTCCACNCACTCCAAACACTCCTCGAAGAACTGTTGAGCAGGGTCGGCATCGCGCTTGACCGCCTCAAACAGCTCTTTCATAGCTGGCGACCGGGACAAGCGCCCGTTCTGGGTCACGCGCCGCGCCCCTTCCAGCACCCAATTCAGAATGCCAGACCGTTCGGCCTCTAGTTTCTCGAATAACCGTTCGTCCTTATGCTCGTCGCGCAGCCGATAGTTGAACGGGATCAAATGCAACCGTCGCTCGAAACCGTGGGTGCGCTCCTTGACCAGCCCGTCCGTCGAGTTCATCGCCACCACCTGCTTAGGCACCGTCGCCAGCACGAAAGGCGCGCCGTATATCGCCCGCGCCGTGATATCCTCGCCCGATATTAGGTCTTTGAACGCATCAGCCTCGAGCGACGCGGGCGTTAGCTCGTTCGTCAGGTTAATCAGCTTACCCGCCAGCGCCGCCCGAGCGTATTGCCCCTCCGAGCTGTCTTTCACCAACACCTTGATCGGCTGCGCAGAGTACCCAGACCTGCCCACCAACATCTTGAGAGTTCGAAGGACGGTTGACTTTCCGTTCTCCCCCTCGCCACAAAAGCCGATCATTTTCTCGAAGTTGCTGCGCCGCAGCATCAAGTAGCCCATGGCCTCTTGGAAAGCCGACACCGTCTTCGCATCGCCGCACATTACACGATCGACCACCGTCTCCCACACGGGACACGCAGCGTCAGGGTCGTAGGCATAGTCCAGAACAGACGTAAACAGGTATTTAGGATCGTGCGGCAGCTTGCGCACCCCGTCTCGGTCGATCCGCAGCACCCCATTTCGCAGGTTTAGGTAGTCCCCAGCGTCCGTCAGCGTCTGCAACGACATATTCTTCATGAAAAAAGCGTGAACGGCCGTTGTGAAGGCGTTTTCGTGCGCCAACACCGTGAAACCGCACTCCACGACCGCATCACGGATGAAGTTGTGCCCCGCGGTCTTACCCGCGAATGCTTCCTCCCAATAAACGCCGTTATACCTGCGCACCTCGCCCTCCACGATGCTCATGGCCTGTCGCTCGGCCCGAACCCCGACCGCATACGACACAGCGGCCTCTTTCAAGTTCTTAGTCGCCTTGGGATCGGCCACGGCCTCTCCAAAGACCGGCGACGCCTCTATGATGTCGCGCAGGGTCTCCTCGCGGGTCTCAACCTCGGTCTCCTCCGCCTCGGCCTCGAACGGGTTCTGCGGAACGATCAGAGTGTGCCCGCACCGCCCGCCTGCGCAGTGATACAGGACCGCGCCGTCCTCGGTCTGCGTAACAAAAGCGGTGTCTGCCCGCCCGTCGTGCAACAGACCAGCAACGCAATGGACCCTAGTCTTGCCATGTGTTGCAACATGATCTACCATGTCGCTCACACTTACCTCCCGAAGTGTAGTGCTGAGTGTGAATATGGAGCCTTCGGGCACTGTCCCGACAACGCCACCTCCTCCCAAGTTACGCGGCGGGGCTTCATATTCACCTAGCACATCAGCACACCGCACAGCCTCACCCTGCACGTACCCCTCGGGCGCATCGTCCCGAAAATGGGGCGCGAGTTGCTGTGTCCAGCTCTCCATCGCAGCATCATATAACCCGTCGAGCCCCAAGCGCTGCGCGACGGCCCGATATAAGTCCCTAAACGCCTCCTTATCCATCGGCAGCGGCTGATCGACCGCAACAGCTACGTGGTATTTCTCGACCTCTGCGGACCAGCCGCGCGATGGTGCAATGTAGGCGCAGACGCCGTCCAGCCGCTCACACAGCAGATCGAACGTCACGGGCTCGTACTTACTGTCGAAGTCAAACAGCAGCACGTTGCCAGCCCCGACGACGGTCGCGCCAGCCTTGCGGCCCTGCACTTCCTCACCGGTGTCTGTCACGCCGTCCGCATACATGTAAGAGGACACCGCGTACTTGCGCAGCATCCGGCCCATGTCCTTCATTTGCTCGGCCTCTTGAAAAAAATCCTTGTAGTAGGTCTTGGCCCCGTCACGTCCGCGGGACGCTGAAAACTCAATCAACATTGCGCAGAAACTCCTTTGATAGCTCGCGCATCAGCCGCCCCAAGGACAACCGATCACGCTCACACACCTCTAACAAATCCGCCTTGACCGACTCGGGCAGTCTGAACGACAACACGGCGTCGTTGTCTACCGAGCCCGTCGCGGCTCTCCTTACTTTCTCGAAATTCATCGTGTTTACCTCGTGTAATTATATTGTTGACATGGTGTAGACACATAGACTAAGAATATCTCACTGACAACAGTCGATATAAAAGGATGACACAATGTCTAAAATTAAGATCACCACGCCAAAGGGCGAATTTAAGTGGGCCAGCGTCCAAGGCGCTGGTAAAAAGGACTTGCAGGGCCGGGATATTTTTTCGGTTGATATTGAGATGCCTTATGAGCGGGCGCAGCCTCTTGTTGACGAGATCACCGCTTTTTGGGAGTCCGACAAGCCGAAGGGCGCTAAAGACCCCAAGTCCACAGGCTTCCGCATCATGAACGACGGCATGACCGTGAAGTTCACGTTCAAGACGAGCGCTGTCTACCCGTCGGGCGACCCTAAAGAGGTCACCATTTACGACGCAAAGGCGCAGCGGACTAAGGTCACTGACAAGATCGGCAACGGTTCTGTCGGGCGTGTGAGCGGCATGGCGTCGATCTATGACGCTGGTGTAGCGGCTCGGGGCGTGACCCTGTACCTCGACAGCCTCCAGCTCATCAAGCTGGTTCGTTACGAGGAAGCGGCTAGTTTTGATGTAGAAGAAGGTGACGACGTGTTCACCTCGGACGCTACGTTTGTGGCCGAAGACTTCGCATAAAAAAAACTCACAGGTTTCGGGGCGCACCTGCCAAAAGCGCCCCACATGAGGCATAGCCATGAAAATAATCTACTTTGACACCGAGACCACGGGGCTGAACCCGCACAAGGATCGCGTTGTGTTGTTCCAGTACAAGGTCAACGACGGCCCTACCGAGCTGATCCAGAACCCCGACTACGCCGAGTGCCACCGTATCCTCGACAGCGCGGATCGCATCGTGGCGCACAACATTCATTTTGATTTTGGGATGCTGGGCTACCTGCCCAAGAGCATCGACCACTTCGAGGACACGTTGTATCTGGACCGGATCGCGCACCCAGAGGCGGATCGGCACAGCCTCGACGTCGTGGCGCAGCGGGTCTACGGACGCGACATATACGAGGGCCTTGATAAAAAGACACTTCAGCGGACCAAGTGGGACAGCGCAGACCTGACCGACGAGCAGATTAAATACGCCACGCTTGACGTGGACGGGTTGCCGACCATCTTTGAGCAGTTGCAGCGCGACTTCCCTGCCGGTCTGCGCGGCGTCTACGACTTCGACAAGCGCAGCATAATAGTCGGACTGCGCACACAGCGGCACGGGCTGCCCATCCGCCACGACGACCTGCGCGACGAGCGGGATCGCGTTGAAAGCGAGGCGCACCGCCTTCAAACCGTGCTGGCCCCTCTTAACGTAAACAGCCCCAAGCAGGTCACAGCCGCGCTTGGCGTAGAGAGCAGCGGCGACCGTGTGCTGGCTGGGCTGGTGGCCGAGGGCAACAAGCAGGCGCAGATGATCCGCGAGTGCCGAGGGCAACTGAAATATCTGAACTTTCTGACCAAGCTGGGCGCGCAGGAGCGCTTTTTCGGGACACTACAGCCCGCAGCGCGCTCGGGGCGGTTCACCTCGAGCAAGGAAAACATCCAGAACCTGCCCAGAGACACTAAGCGCTTTATCGGGTCTGACACAAACGTGATCCTGTCTGCGGACTTCGCCCAGCTAGAGCTGCGGACCATCGCGGCCATCACGGGCGACGAGGCCATGTGCGAGCTGTTTCGCAGCGGCGAGGATTTGCACAACTACGCAGCCAAGCAGCTATTCGGTCCAGACTACACAAAGACAGACCGGCAAATCGCAAAAGTCTTCAATTTTTCGGTTTTGTACGGGTCAGGTGTGGTGACAATCGGGCTGATCCTGCTGACGCAGACGGGCATCACCCTGCCTAAGCACAAGATCACGGAATATAAAAAGAAGTGGCTTGAGGCGTTCCCCGGGATCGCCGAGTGGCAGA